TTTGCCGCAGAGGCAGCCGGCGGTTCGGCCGAGGGCCTGGACCACATGCTCATCCGGTTGTCGCGGAGCGCCTTCGCCGCGAGCCAGGGGAGCAAGGAAGCGCAGTCCACCTTCCACCAACTCGGGATCTCGGCCTTCGACTCCAGCGGGAAGCTCAAGACGAGCGATGTTCTGCTTGGTGACCTCGCCGAAAAGTTCTCGAAGATGCCCGACGGGATGGAGAAGACGGCCCTCGCGATGCGCGTCTTCGGCCGCAGCGGAGCCGAAGCGATCCCGATGCTGAACAAGGGTCGGGCCGGCATCGCCGAGCTCCGCGAGGAGGCGCACGCCTACGGCTACGTGCTGGACAAGGAAACGATCGAGCAATCGCGGCAGTGGGCGCGGGCCGACTACAAGCTCCAGGCGAGCCTGACGGGCCTGCGTAACGAGATTGCCGGTCCTCTCATCGCGGGCGCCGGCAAGCTCGCGCTGTGGGCGGCCGAGTGGGTGCGGCTCAATCGACCGATGATCGCCGGCATCATCCGGAAGCCCTACGAGCTGTTGCGGGACGTGATCAAGTCGCTGGCCGAGAACACCTGGATCCTGAAGGTCGCGCTCGCGAGCATCACGGGCTACCTGCTCACCACGCACGTCCCCGCCATCGTGACGGCGATCGGCTGGTATATCGGGCTCGGCATCGCCTCTGCCGGCGCCGCGGTGAAGGCCGCGCTGGCGTGGGCGGCGGCGGCGATCCCCGTCCTCGCCATGACGGCGATGGTTGGCTTCCTGCTCCTCCTGGCGATGGACATCTGGGGTTACCTCCACGATGAGCAGTCGATGGTGGGGGACATCGGCAAGGGCATCGACGAGTGGGAGGCCAAGATCGGGAAGAGCAAGAAGGAGTTTGGCGGCATCCGAGACTTTTTCTTGACGATGGTCTGGACCGTCACGCACATCGGCGAAACCATCGAGGAGTGGGGCAAGACGCTCGGCCGGTTGCCCCGGTGGGTCGCCGAGATGGCATGGGGCCCCGTTCCCACCTCCGGTGCGCCCACTCCAGCCGCCGGCGCGGTCTCGGGCGGGCGCGCAGCGTTCGCAGACTACCCCGCGCCGACGATGGCCGCTCCAGCCGCCGGCGCCCGCAGCGTTCGCTCGAGCCTCAGTGTCGGGACCATCACCTACTCGGCTCCGCCCGGCGCCAGCACGAAGGAGCACGTCGCCGCGATGATCGAGGGGCTCGAGGATTGGTGGGATTCGAAGATGCAGGAAGCCGTCCCGGCCACCCGGACCAACTACGTCGAGACGACGCCCTGACCGATGATTTCGCTCGCCTTCAAGGATTCCGCGGGTGCGACCCAGACCATCGTTCTGGATGCGGTCGTTACGGAGACCCACGATGGTCGTGTCGCCATCACCGACCACCCGGTCGAGAAGGGCGCGAACCCGAGCGACCACGTTCGGGTGCTGCCGAAGGGCCTGAAGCTCACGGCGATCTTCACGGACTTTCCGCTCCCCAGCTCGCCCTCCGCCGGCTACGTGGGCCGCGCCGACAACCTGCTCCAGTGGCTCTGGGACCTACGGGACGCCGCCACCGTCTTCGTCGTGACGACGACGCCGCGGGTCTACCGGGACATGCTCATCGAGGGGATCTCGGAGCCGCGCGACAAGGACATCATCGCGGGCGAGCGCTTCTCCATCGAGCTCAAGGAAGTGCGGTTCGTCTCGACGCAGACGGTCGCGGTGACGAAGCCCAAGAAGGCGAGCGGCCAAGCTAAGAAGGATGAGGGGCCGAAGGTCACGAAGCCCGCGAAGGAAGCACAGGCGCAGACCGCGCTGAAGCACCTGAAGGATGCCGTGAGCGGCGGCCTCAGCTTCTTGGCGGGAGGCTGAGCCGTGGCCGCGGTCCTTCTCCCCACGCTCGCGGATGGCTCGGCCTGGTACGAGTTCTCCACCACGGTCGATGGCCTGACCTTCCGGTTCGAGTTCTTGTGGAACGACCGCACGGCCGCCTGGTACTTCAACCTGCGGGACGCGGCGGGGACGCTCCTGCTCGCTGGCGTCAAGGTGGTGACCGGCTGGCCCCTGACGGCCCGCTACCTCGGCAAGATCCCGAACCTCCCGCCGGGCCAGTTCGTCGCCATCGATAGCGCCGGTCGGGACAGCGATCCGGGACTCGCGACGCTCGGCGAGCAGCACCAGCTTGTCTACGTACCGGCGGCTGATGCGGCGGCGATTCAGGCGCCGAGGCGCAGCACCGGCGGGACGAATCCCGGGGCCGAGGCGGCGAACATCGGGAGCGCTCAGGTCTTCCGCCTCACCGATGCGCTCGACGGCTCGAGCCAATACCTCTGGATCGCGGGCGGTGTCCTCAACGTCTCGGGGACTCCGCCGGCCGGCAAGTCGATCATCGCGCTCGACCCCGTGCCGCTCCTCGACCTCGCCGACCGCGCGACGGCCTACTACCTGCGGATCGCGGGCGGCGCGCTCTCCGGTCCCGACGCGACGCCGCCCGTCGTGGTGCCGGTCCCCTTCCTCTACTTTCAGATGGACGGCACGCCCTTCGGGGAGGACGCGGCTTACCTGGACGTGCGGAACGGTGTCCTTGAGGTCGGCGGCTCGCCGCCCGCGTGACCCGCCATGCCGCTCCTCTTCGGCCGGGTCGCCAGCGCCATCATCGACGACATCGAGGTGCGGGGCGCCAACATCCCCGGGACGAACCCGCCGCAACAGGGGCTCCGCATCGCCTTCAAGGTCACGAAGTCGATCAAGATGGAGCCCAACGTTTGCGAGCTGAAGGTCTACAACCTCTCGGAGACAACGCGCCGGAAGCTGACGACGAAGCACGTTCCCGTCATCGTGTCGGCCGGCTACCCCGGCACGGTCGGCAAGCTCTTCTCCGGAACCTCGCGGTACGTTGAGCACGATCGCCAGGGAACCGAGTGGGTGACGGTCGCGCGCTGTGGCGATGGCGAGCGTGAGTTCCAGTGGGGCCGGTTCCGCAAGTCATTCGCGCCGGGCGTCCCGACCGTTGAGGTTGTGCGGTCGGCCGCCGAGGCACTCGGCCTGGGGCTCGGGAATCTCAACGATGAGCTCAACCGCGGGGGCTTCCGTCGAGGCATCGCTCAGTATGCCCACGGCTACACGGCCCACGGCAGCGCTGCGAAGGAGATGGACCGGCTGATGCGGGACCTCGGCTTCACCTGGTCGGTGCAGGACGGGCAGCTTCAGGTGCTGCGGGGCACCGCGCCGGCCGCCGGCCAGATCCCGCTTCTTCGCAGCGACACCGGCCTCTTGGGCTCGCCCGAGCACAGCGCCTCCGACATCGGTAGCGGCAAGAGGAGGCCGCCGCGCGTGAAGTTCAAGGCCCTGCTCTACCCGTCGATCGTGTGCGGCGGCGCCGTCCTCATCGAGTCGGCGAACGTCAACGGCCAGGTCCGGATCGAGGCCCTCGAACACCAGGGGGACACGGGCTCGACCGATTGGTTCACGACCGGGGAGTGCTTGCCCACATGAGAGGCGGAAAGACACCCATCGCCGAGGTCATTCGGCTGGCGCTCGAAACCAAGGGCTCGGAGATCCGGGTCTGCCTGCCGGGCTACGTCAAGGACTTCGACCCCGCGACGCAGCTCGCCACGGTAGTGCCGGGCGTCAGCGAGATCGGGCGGCTCGAGGACGGGACCGAGGTGGTGGAGGAACGGCTCCCGATCTGCCACGTCCCCGTGGTCTTCCCGGGCGGCGGCGGGCATTCGATGACCTTCCCCGTGAAGGCTGGCGACGAAGGCCTCATCCACTGGTGCGACAACGAGATCGACAAGTGGCTCGATGCGGGCGGGCAGGTGACGCCGAACTCGGTTAGGTCGCATCACACGAGCGATGCCATCTTCGTCCCGGGGGCACGGTCGAGGCCCAACGCCATCGCGGGCTTCGACCCGGACCACACCACGCTCGGCAAGGACGGCTCGGCGGCCGACTTCGTGGCGCTCGCCCAGAAGGTGCTGGACCAACTCAACTCCATCGCCACCACCTTCAACTTCCACACCCACATCCTGACGATTGCGGCGCAGTCCGGCGCTGGTGGGACCGGAACGGCGGCGGTGCCGGCCAGCTCGATGAGCCCTGCGACCGTTGCCTCGGCGACCGTGAAGGTCAAGGGCTGAGGCGGGGGCCGTGCCGTTGGGATAAGAAGGACCCATGGGCGATCTGACCTCTCCCGGGGCAACGGCCAGGCGCTCCATCGCCCTCGACCCCGCAACCAACGAGATTCTCTTCGACCAGAAGGGCCGGGTGACCTGGCTATCCGGCGCGGCTGCAATCGCCCAGGCCCTCCGGCTGGCCTTCCAGCTCTGGCGCGGCGAGTGGTTTCTCGACGAACTGGTGGGGGCCGAGTGGAGCGCGGTTCTGGGGCAGAAGTTCAACGAGGCGAAGGCTGTCGCCTTCGCGACCACTACCTCGCTCTCGGTGGCCGGCGTCTCGCGCGTGACCGGCATGGAGGTCACGTACGACGGCACCGCCCGCGAGCTCACGATCGTCTGGGCCGTCGAGACCGACTACGGGCCCCTCTTCGAGACCACCGTGCTCGCCATCCCCGAGGGGGCCGTCCAGTGACTACCCAACCCTACGGGCTCAGCGCGGGCGGCTTTCTCAAGAAGCCGCTCCTCGAGATCCTCTCCGAGATGCAGTCGGACGCGATGAACGGCATCAACGGCGCGGCCGGGCTGGGCAGCAGCATCGACCTGACGCCTCAGGAGAGCGTCGGCCAGATCCTCGGGGTGGCGGCCGAGCGGATCGCCGAGGGCTGGGACCTACTCCAGGCCATCCACGACAGCTTCAGCGCGAACGCGAGCGGTCAGCAGCTCGTCGAGGTCTGCGCCCTCACCGGCACGACGCCACCGGGGCCGACGAAGAGCCGGGTGCTGGGGCTCTGCGCCGGCACGCCCGCGACGGTGCTGGGCGTCGGACAGATCGCCTCGACGAAGACGGCCAAGGCACGGTTCGCCTCGGTGGCAAGCGCCACGATGGTGGGGGCCGTCGCCTGGGTCACCGGCACGCTTTACGCGACCGGCGACTTCACGACGGCCAACGGCAAGCTGTTCCGCTGCGTCGCGGGCGGAACAAGCGGCGGGACCACGCCCTCGGGCAGCACGGCCCTCGGCGCCACCACCAGCGACGCCACGCTCAACTGGCTCTGCGTGGGGACCGGCACCGGCTACGTCATCACCGAGTTCGACGCACAGGAGACCGGGCCGATCATCGCGAACGCCGGGACCCTGACGAACGTCGAGACGCCGCTGGCGGGCTGGGAGACCGTCTACAACGTGACGGACGCCTACGTGCTGGGGGCCGGCTCCTTCAGCGACGCGCAGCTCCGAGCCCTCCGCGAGGAGGAGCTCAACAGCGGAGGACTCGCGGCGCAGCCGGCCATCGTCCGCTATCTGCTCGACACGGTGCCCAACATCCTGGGGGTCTCGGTCTACACGAACGACCTCGATACGACCGATGCCTTCGGGCTCCCGCCGCACTCGATTCAGTGCGTGGTGACGGGCGGAGCCGATGCTGACGTGGCGCAACGCATCTTCGAAACGGTAGCAGGCGAGATCGCCACCTACTCGGGTGCGGGCAACTACCAGACGGTGGTGGATGGCCAGGGCGGCGCGCACCGCATCTACTTCGACCGGCCGACGAAAACCGCCATCTACCTCATCGCCGCGGTGACGTACGACCCCGCCACCTTCCCGGTGCGGGCCGACTCCAGCCTCGACACCGACGGCATTGTCAACGCACTGGTGGCCTACGGGCTCGCGGCCTACCAGCCCTCGGTAGACGTGCGGGCCGCGCCCCTCCAGGCGCAGGTCATGCTCGACATGGGGCTCGTTCCGCCTGGGCCGCGTGTGGGCGTCATCGACGTGACGGCCCTCTACATCGGGACGGCGCCGGGGCCGGGCTCGAGCACGCCGATCCACATCGACCGGACCCACATCGGCGATCTCCAATCGACGAAGATCACCATCACGCTGACGCCCGGCTCCGTGAGCGTGCCGTGAGTCAGGCGCTCCTCTACATCGCCGACCATGTGCAGCGGGCCCTCGACCGTCGCACCCAGGCCTTCCGCGGCACCGTCGCGCACGCCGCCATCATCGCGGCGATCGCCAACCAGGTGCAGGGACTCGAGGATGCGGGGTGGCGGGTCCTCTCGATGATCTCCATCGACGCCAGCGAGGGCCTTCAGCTCGACAATCTGGGCGCCATCCTGGGGGCGAAGCGCCAGGGCTGGACCGATCCTCAATACCGGGCTTTCCTTCGCGCGACCGTGCTGGTGAACAAGAGCTCGGGCACGATGCCGCAGCTCCTCCGCATCCTCGTCACCGTCCTGGCGGCCTTCAATGGCCACCAGGTCATGGCCAAAACCTACGCGCCCGGCTGCGTTCGCTTCCGCATCGTCGGGGCGCTCGGCGCGGTCTCGCCCATCGTGCTCAACGCCCTGCTGCAGAAGGCCAAGGCCGCGGGCGTGCGGGTGCAGGTCGAGTGGAGTGCCGTGAGCGTGGGCGAGACCTTCACGCTCGATGTGGGGCCCGGCCTCGATGTTGGACACCTCGCGGGGATCCTGGGGTAACCATGAGCTACTACGAGCCGCCCGCCACGCAGCCGAATTGGGACAACACCGACACCAACGTCTCGATCCCGCCCGGTGGGCTCGTCAACGCCGGCTGGGCCAACGACGACGTTCCGCCGGCTGGCGAGGTCAACTGGTTCTGGAAGCTCGTCTCCGACTGGATCCGGTTCATCGCGACGTTCTCGTGGACCCGCGCCACGAATGCCGGGGGCGACGTGCTCGGCCTGCTAGGCGCCATCGCTGACGCGCCCGACACGGCTGCGGGCAATGGGCTCTACAGCATCGGTGGCGTTGCGACGGGCACGGGCGTCACGTCCAACGGCGGCACCGGGGTATACGGACGCGGTGGCTGGTCGCTTCACGGGACGCCCGGAGCCGGCATCTTCGGCGAGACCGGCGACCTCGGCGGTATCGGCGTCCTGGCCCGAAGCGCGCTGCTCTCGACCATGCCGGCGATGGTGGCGCAGACGCTCGGAGCCGGCTGGGCCTTCATTGCGGACGCCTCTGGAGGCACGGGTCACGGCGCAGTGCTGGCAGGCAACGCTACGAGTGCGCCACTCTGGATCGTGCCGCTGGCCTCGGCGCCCAGCGATCCCGTCGAGGGCGACCTCTACGTGGACAGCACCAGCCACCACGTCTACGCCTACCTCGACATCACGTGGCAGCAGCT